TGGGATGTGTGGTCAATATACTTATAATCTAGCTTTAAATTATGTTTCATGGTTAAGAAATGATAAAGCAATCCCAAAATCAAGGAGTGGAGGTAGACCTTTAGCTGCAGGTGGAAATGCTAATATGGATAAAAGATTTTGGCAAAATTTAGTTAAATTAGGATATACCCAAACTAAAGTTTTAACTAATGGAAGTAAAACTCAACTTAAATCTAAATTAAAAAATACAAGTTGGCAATATGGCGATGCTGTAGTATACTATGCAAATGATGGTGACAGATCAGCTTCTCATGTTAAATATGGACACGCTCAAATATGGGTTGGAGATATTCAACCAATAGGACAAAAAATATCTACATTAAAAGGTAAACAAATGAGAGCAACAGGATGGACTACTTCAACAAAACCTAATTATGGAACAGCTTTTGTATATAATTCAAGAAATAGTGATAAGTGGGATGTATATGTGTTTAGAGCACCTAATAAATAAAAAATATGCCTTATATACCTAAAAATAGAATATTAACTAATTTAAAAACAACTCCAAATGAGTTTGTTTATAAAGCTAATAATGAACCATATGATGGGATTTATTGGAAAGATTATAAAGGCAAATATTATACAGGAGAAAACCCAAATGTAAAACCAACATATGAAATTATTAAGATAATACCATATGAAGAATATACAGATCCTAATAAACCAACATCAAGATTAGCAATAATAGATGCTCCCTTTTTAATAGGGCTAAATACTCCAAATGGCACTGATGATTGGAATGAAGAAACAGTAATTGAATATGGAAGATTAAAAGGTGAAAATGTAATAAATCCTGAAGTGTTTAACTTACCTTCAATGTTTTATCCTGCCCCAACAGATGAAGATTATAAAATTGGAGAATTTAGAAGATATTTTTGCATAAGAGTAAATCAAAATATTTTTCTAGAAATTGATAAAAATACATATAAAGCTATTAAAGGTAAAGACAAAAGTTTTATGTGGGAATATTACAAACCATTTTTTATTGATTGGGTGATTACTGGTAATGAAATGGAAGTTAGAAAAACAAATAGAAATTTAATTTTACTTAAAGAAAAAAGAGGTAATGCAAAAGGTTTAGATAAATTTTTAAAAGGTCAATATACTAAATATTATAGAGATTTGGATTTTTCTGAAGAATCAACAACAACTCCACCTTTACCACCACAAGATGAATTAGATCCCCCATCTGAACCTCAAAATGATGGTAATAATTACTAAATTTGGATTATCAAATCTAATTTCGTATATTAAAAATAAAAGTTATGACAAATTATGTTCTGGTTAGTTGAAGACGAAAGTCAATTACAATTATTTGAAAAAATCCAATATAAAGAAGCATTTGTAGAAGTAATTCCTAGTAGTAACAAAGAACATCCTACAACAAATGATATTTGTGCTGTTTATATTCGCCCGTTAAACACGCGAAAAGGATTTATATTGCCCATTACGCATAGTGAGGCATTGTCGTTGAATATAAACGATGTAACGCGCGTATTAAGCAATATAGATATAATATATGTAAGAGATAAGAAGGAATATTTACATTATTTTATTCAAAAAGGTCTTTACGACATTACATTAAATCACCCTACGTATATACCAGAATTCACACAAACACATAACATATTTTATAATAGATATCCTTGGATGACGGATATTAATAACATAATACCAATAGTAAAACATTATGAGTATTGTGAAAACTTATATGATAACCTAAAAGATAGAATAAATGAGCCAATCAACAACTTTTACAACAACAAAGCCACAATGGTATTCAACGCCGTGGAAAGAAGTGGAATACACATTGATAGAAAAGAATTCGAATCGCACTTTCACGATGTCAATAGAGAATCAATCTACACTCAATACAACTTTAAAACCCTTACAACAAGACCCTCCAACAAATTTAAAGGAGTAAATTACGCTGCTTTAAATAAAGAAAATGGTTGTAGAAAATCTTTTATACCTAAAAATGATGTTTTAGTTGAAATTGATATTGGAGCTTATCACCCAACATTATTAGCTAAATTAATTAATTATGATTTTGGTGAAGAAGATGTACACCAAGCTTTTGCAAACATGTATGGAGTAGATTATAAAAAAGCAAAAGAACTGACATTTAAACAGCTATATGGAGGAGTATTCGAAAAGTATAAAGATCTAGAGTTTTTTAAAAAAGTTCAAGTATATACTGACGAAATGTGGGAAAAATTTCAAAATGAGGGCTTCGTTGAGTGTTCCATTTCAAAACATAAATTTGAAAGAGATAAATTAGAAAATATGAAACCCCAAAAACTTCTTAATTATATACTACAAAACTTGGAGACATCATATAATGTCTGTATATTGTGGAATATAATTAAGTTATTAAAAAATAAAAAAACTAAATTAATATTATATACTTACGATAGCTTTCTTTTTGATTTTAAAAGCAGTGAAAAAGAATTATATAAAGAAATTATAGATCTATTTAAAAGTTATAAATTACAAACAAAAATAAATTATGGAAAGACATACGATTTTAGATAGACCCGACTTAAATGAATCTGTTAATATGTATAAGGTAGACGATTTTCATGAGTTTACTAAATTAAACATTGCGGATTTGAATAATAAATTATTTTGCACATTTACCACATTAGAAGATTTAGATGATTTACTAAATAGTATAACATCTAAGTACGATGTGTTATATAATAAGATTTTTGTATTATATATTAAAAGTAATGAAGAGTATGTATGTACTTATAATATTGATTCACCTAATGTAAGCTCTCTTCCTGAAAATACAATTCTGGTTCACAGAAAAAAAGAATCAAATACATTATACACTATTAATGCTCTTAATGAGTTAATTAAAAAATTAAATGGTGGTGTAGTTGATACCAAATTCCCAATTACCTGGGAGCATTACAAAAACACTATTATGCTTACTCAGAATGATGAGTTAAAACAATTAAAAACAAAAATTCATAAAATTATTGAACTATAGTTTGGTTACCCCAAATATAATTCGTATATTATGTCTCAGAATAAAAAAGTTATAAACTAATAAATAAGTTATACACATGGATTTAAATGTAATTAAACAACGCTTGGAAAAAATGAACAAGCAATCAAGTAACTCCGGAGGCGGAGGAAAAAACCTATTTTGGAAACCTTCAGTAGGTAAACAAGTAGTAAGAGTTGTACCTAACAAATACAATAAAGACTTCCCATTTACAGAAATGTTATTTTACTATGGCATCGGTCAAAGAGTAATGGCATCTCCACAAAACTGGGGTGAAAAAGATCCAATTCAAGAATTCACTAAACAATTACGTCAAAGTGGAGATAAAGAAAATTGGAGATTAGCTAAAAAATTAGATGCTAAAACTCGTATTTTTGCTCCTGTTGTAGTAAGAGGAATGGAAAGTGAAGGAGTTAAACTATGGCAATTTGGTAAAGAAGTTTATCAAGAATTTTTAAATATGGCTGCTGATGAAGAAATCGGTGATTACACTGATATCGCTCAAGGTAGAGATATTAAATTAACTACTGTAGGACCTGAAGTAACAGGTACTCCTTATAATAAAACTTCAATTGGACCATCACTTAAAACATCTCCAATATCAAATGATGAATCTGTAGTTAAAGGTATATTAGATAATCAACCTGACCCAATGAAAGTATTTAAAAGATATACTTTTGATGAAGTTAAAGCAGCATTGCAAGAATGGTTAGCTCCTGAAGAAGAAAGTGAAGGAGAGATTATTAAAGAACCAGCAGTAGCATTTGACTCAGATGCTAAGGAAAAAAGTAATTATTCTTTAGATACTTCTGCTAAAAAATCAAAAGAAGAAAAATTTGATGATTTATTCTCTGATAATAAAGAAGAAGAGAGTGATGATTTACCATTTTAATTTTTAATTTATGGCTAGAGGTAGAAAAAGTAAATCACTTACGGAAGCAGTCTCATCTGAAGTTAGAAAAAATTTCAATTTAGATGCTTTTAAAGAAAAAAAAGGTTTAAAATCTAATATTAAATTTAAAGACCAAGATTGGATTCCACTATCTAAGGCATTCCAAGACGTTACATCAATTCCAGGTATTCCTATGGGGCACATAGTGCTCCTTAGGGGTCACTCTGATACAGGTAAAACAACAGCACTTTTAGAGGCTGCAGTTTCAGCTCAAAAAAGAAATATATTACCCGTTTTTATTATTACAGAGATGAAGTGGTCTTGGGATCATGCTAAAATGATGGGAATGGATGTTCAAGAAGTAATTGATAAAGAAACAGGAGAGGTTGAAAATTATGAAGGTAATTTTATTTATGTAGATAGAGAAACAATTAATTCTATTGAAGATGTTGCTGGGTTTATTCTAGATCTAATTGATGAACAGAAAAAAGGCAATTTACCTTATGATTTATTATTTTTATGGGATAGTATAGGATCAGTTCCTTGTGAAATGTCTATTAAATCCAACAAGAATAACAATGAATGGAATGCAGGAGCTATGTCTACACAATTTGGTAATAGTGTAAATCAAAAAATTACACTTTCTAGAAAAGAATCTTCACCATTTACTAATACATTAGTTTGTATTAATAAAGTTTGGACTCTTAAAGCAGAATCTCCTATGGGCCAACCTAAGTTGATGAATAAAGGAGGTTATGCTATGTGGTTTGACTCTACATTTGTAGTAACATTTGGAAACGTTATGTCAGCTGGAACATCTAAAATTAAAGCTATTAAAGATGGTAAGCAGGTTGAATTTGCTAAAAGAGTAAATATACAAATTGATAAAAATCATATTAATGGTGTTACTACTCGTGGTAAAATTGTAATGACCCCTCATGGTTTTATAAATGATAATGATAAAGAATTAAAAAATTATAAAGCCGATAATTTAGAAGAGTGGAAAAAAATATTAGGTGGTGAGGATTTTAGAGTAGTTGAAGAAGATCAATCATACACTGATATAACTCAATTCGGAGAAGAGCCGCAATAATTTTGGCTCCCCAAGAGAGCTTTCGTATATTTACGTATTAAATCAATCGAAGATGAAAAAGAAAGAGTTAAGTAAACTCCTAGATAACATCAAGGAGCAAGGAAACAATACTGTAGAAAGTGAAAGAATATTATTAATAGATGGATTAAATCTATTTTTTAGAAATTTTGCTGTAATGAATATGGTAAATCCTAATGGGGTTCATATTGGGGGTTTAGGTGGATTCTTTCGTTCATTAGGGGCAATGATAAGACAAACCCAACCTACACAAGTATATGTAATATTTGATGGAGCAGGTTCAGCTAATAATAGAAAAAACATAATTCCAGAATATAAATCAGGTAGAGATTTACAACGTATTACTAATTGGGATGCTTTTGAAGATTTAGAGGATGAACATGATGCTAAAGTAGATCAAATGGTTAGAATTATTCAATATTTGAAAACTTTACCTGTAAAAACAATTAGTATTGATAAGGTAGAAGCAGATGATATTATAGCCCATTTATGTGGTATAATTCCCCATAAACCAGAAGACAAAGTATTTATATTATCTTCAGATAAAGATTTTTTACAATTAGTAAATGAAAATGTAGCTGTATATAGACCTATGGAAAAAGAATATTATACAGAAGATACTGTAAAAGAGAAATATAAAATGTCTCCTAAAAACTTTCTTTTATATAAAACATTATTAGGTGATAATTCAGATAAAATTAAAGGTGTAAAAGGATTAGGTGAAAAAGGATTATTGAAAAAATTCCCTGAATTAGCTGAAAAAGATTTAACATTAGATGATATATATGATATTTGTGTGAAAAAAATGAAAGATCATGTAGTGTATGCTCGTGTAATTCCCTTT